CTGTGACATTTTCGCCACTACAAACCGGCCTACCCCCACGGGGGTGGGCCAAAATTTTGTCCCCGCGCCGGGCCCAGACCCCTTCCCAATGCGAAATTGAATTTCACAAACATACACCTCTTTACCTTCCCCGTCCTACACCTGGAACCTTTGATTGGCTCTGGGGACCACTTGACTTCTGCGTCTAGTTGTGCCATGATTCGTGGAATAATCAAGGGAATCTGGGCCATGCTTGAAGGCTTCACCGATGCGAGCGATCTTCTGCGTTGCGGGGTATACATCCTACGCCTGCGCGGGAAGGTTGTGTTTGTAGGCAAGGCCCAGAAGGGTATGCTTGCTAAGATCGCAACCCATCGTTCGCTCGCGCGAAAGCATGTCCCAATCTGGCTCCCGATCCGTGGCGTCGTCTTCGACGAAGTCCTGATCCGCTCCGTGCACCCTGACAAGCTCGATGAAGTCTATGATGACCTTGTCGATACCTACCAGCCAATGCAAAACGTCCCGTCACCGTTCGTGACACAAACCCCGGCGACGATCATTCGCCGAATCTAGGCCAGTCCCATGCAAGCCCAACGCCGCGCAGATTCCCCCTACGTCAAAGCCGTCCGGCCAATGACCAAGGACGACATTGAACTCCTGCGTCAACCTTCCAAGCTTCCTGTCCTCCAAAAGCTCCGCGATTCGCACCACGCTATCGCGCGCCTTGCTGCGACTGGAATGAAGCAGATTGAAATCTCCCGCGTTGTTGGCTACTCTCAAACCCGCGTTTCTATCATCCTCAAGAACCCCGCGATGCAGGACCTGATCGCCAAGTATCGTTCCGACGAGGATCAATCTTGGCGCGAGTCCCGCGATGAATACTACGAAAACATCTACCGCGCTGGCTCCAAGGCTTGGCGACAGATCAACGATCAACTTGATGCAGCGGATGAGTCCAACGAACCTATTCCGCTCCAGCGATTAATTTCGATCGCGGATTCCTCCGCTGATCGCATTGGCCATCATAAGAAATCCACACAGATCAACGTCAACGTCGATTTCGCCGCAAAGCTTGAAGCTGCTATCGCTCGGTCCCGAAAGGTTCCGATTCTTGAACTAGACCCTGAATAACCATTTGCACGGTACCGGCGGCCCTCCTTGCCGTGCAAATCCCCAGACTGCTCGCTGTGTTGGCTTGGCATAGCTTAGCAGTCTGGGTTCGATTAGGAGAACCCTATGGCTGCTATCCTTCCTAGAAACTCCCGTGTCTTCGAACCCGGCGGATCGAACCCTGCAACAGATTACTTTTCAATCACCCCCGACAACGCTATCAACGAGGCTGCGTCTTTCCGATCGATCTACGTCGGCGCTGGTGGCGATATCACCGTGGTTTCTGCCAATGGCAACGCTGTGCTCTTTGCTGCGGTCCCACAAGGCACAACCCTACGTGTTGAAGGCGTTCGTGTAAACAGCACCGGAACCACGGCATCGTTGCTTGTTGGGCTTGCCTAATGCTTGACATTGGACTTGAACTTGACTTAACTCAGGTGCTGCTTTCGGCACCTGCGGTTGTGTCTTCGTTTGAATCTAGCCTACCAGTAAACGCAACATTCGTTCGTAATTCCCTTGCATACCAATACAATGGTGCAGCCTACACAGCAGTAATAACTAACGCTCCAAGATACTCTTCCGAAGGCCTTGGTGTATTCATCGCAGCCAGCCAGCTTATCCCCAATGCCTCTGGGTTTGGTTCTGACACCACAACTTCAACCCCCGTTGGCTGGTCAGGTTTTGGCACTACCAACGGCGTGACAATTTCAATTATCGACCGGGATACTATCAAAGGCCTGCCGGCAGTCAAAATTAGAATCTCTGGCCTTTGTACTACCACCTCCAGCGCAACAATATTCTTTAACGCAGCTACAGCCAGCCCTGCTGTACAGAACAATACCTTGAACATGTCAATGTTCATTCGGCAAACAGCCGGAGACATTGGCAACGCTCGGTTTAGGTTTGCTTATGTCGAGAGAACTTCCGCAGGCAGCGCAGCAAAAGCCACGACCTATAGTAACTACTTCACCTTCAATTCTGTCTCTCAACGCTTTGATCGAAACTATCTTGTTACCGAAGCAACCACTGCGTTTCTCCAAGTCGGCTTTAACATTGCATTATCCGCAGGCGAAACCTACAACTTAGACATTTTAATTGCCTGTCCTCAGTTAACCTTGACTTCAATTCCTACCCCTCCATGGCCGTCTGACCCGTTTGATCAGGTAACTATCTCTGGCGCCAACCTAATCCGCAACCTTGTTTCCGGTGCAGTTGTTGGCACGCCGGGCACTCTTCCTACCAATTGGCTTACATCATTAGCCTCTGGCATTACCCGCGAAGTAGTCGCCGTTGGCACAAACTACATCGACATTCGTTTATCTGGCACAATTAGCGTTGCAACTTCTTCTGTACTTCTGTGGGAAACTGCAACTCAGATCGCAGCGGTTAAAGACGACGTTGTTGGTATAGGCACCAACGTCAGCCTAGTTGGCGGTTCACTCACCAATGTAATATCCATTACCTTCACCGCCATCGAATATAGTTCTGCACCGGCAGTCCTTGTTAATAACAATGGCGTGGCATTACCTGTCTCAACAACCCCAACTCATTTCTCCAATCGCTTTGTTCTATCCAACGCTTCAACTGCCTCAGTCTGCCCCGGTCTACGCTTTTCCTTCACCGTGGGCCAGCCAGTTGACCTAACCATTCGCATCACTTTAGCAGTTCTTCAAAAGAACGCAAATATAGTTCTATACTCCGACCATCCAGCCGAAGTTCTAACCGCTGCTCTTGGCCCGGCTTCTGATGCGATGTCTCTTGCCTTGAACTTTACTCCCGGCAGAATCCTTGGCGCATTTACCTTGCTTCAAATCCATGAAGGCGCTGGCCAGCGTGGCATTCGTATTCGCTCTACCGATGGTTATGACCTAATCTTCGAAATTCTTAATGGCGGCAGTGTGGTCGATGGGCCATTCTCCCTTTGCAACGAAGGCCTATATTCCACTAAAGAATCCATTCTTGTTGTTGCATGGGACTCAACAGGTGCCATGGCCAAGCTCAACAATCTTCCAGCAGCTACTTCTACTGTCAATCCATTAATCCCTGCCGATGCCATTGCAGCAATCCTTAACAACGCCTCTGGTACCCAGCAAACCTGCGGAGAAGTTTCAAAGCTGAGAACATGGAACTCTCGCCTTCCATCTTCCTCGCTAATTCGCATTGTCACAGAGACCATACTAACCGCAGTGCTAAACTTGATGTATGGCCAGTCCATTGGCACCGGCTCAGGCGGGTTCTTCCCTTCGACCTCTACAAATAAAATCCTTCAAGACTTCGCCACGCCAACTCTACGTGAGAACTTGCTACTTCTTTCGACTTTACCTACAGTTTATGGCGGTCAATCTGACGTCCGTCTTGGGACCAATCGTACTAATGGCAGCGCGATTGCTGCCGATCAGGTGGTCCTTCCGAATAGCATCATTAATTTCGAACCATTTGTATCCCGCCAGCTAACTACCTCTTCCAATGCACAAACACCACTTGACAGTTCTGTCACCTACCTTATCGATTCCTATGATGCCGCATATCACAATCGAGCTTACTTAATCGCAGCATCCTTAGCTGTAGGTGGCACACAGATTGCAAACCTGCGCAAGGTCCCATCAATCCTCCAAGCCAACGGCCATGTTCCATATAACGATATCATCACCACTCTTGATCGAACCGTGGCCCTTTCCCAAGCCAATGGCCTAATCCCACGCGTTGACTTTGTTGATTGGTTCCAAGGCGAAACCGACTCCCAACTCAACACCTCAACGGCAACCTACCTTTCCGAACTCCAAGGTCTTCAAGCTGAACTCAATCTCACAATCAAATCCGCCACGGGCCAGACCTTCAATCCAGTATGGCTTTCTGGAAGCTTTTCTATGTTCGAAGCTGGCGAAACCGGACCATCTATTGCACTTGCTAAGGCCCAGCAACAAGGTATCATTACCCTTTGCACGCCTTATTATCCATTCTATTACAACTCCGTTGCCGATGGCTTTGACGTCAGTGATTATATTCACCTTAATGGCGTAGGCTATACTTGGCTTGGTGAATACGCCAACAAAGTCAAACGTGCTTGGATTACCGAAGGCAGAAAGTTCTCGCCAACGATCCCAACAAACATTACCAAGTCTGGCACAACCTATCGCCTGTCCTATGCCTGCGAAGTCGCGCCATTAGTCCTTGATGACATAACCGTAACCAACCCCGGAAACTATGGCTTTCAAGTTTTTGATTCCAGCAACAACCTTGTTACAATTTCTTCTGTATCCTTAGGTTCGTCAGGCAAGGACATCATCATCGAAACCTCTTCTGACCCTGGAGACGGCTCAGAAATCGCATATGCCTTAATCGGCTATGCTTCAGTTCCGCGCAACCCTGCATTTATGCCTCGCGGCTGTGTACGTGATTCTGATCCAGCCGTATCCGAACTCAACTCCTGCCCGCTCTGGAATTGGGGCGTACACTTTCGCCTTGGGGTGAGCTAACGACAATGGATGAAAAGCTCTTACTCTGGCTCGCTGAAGTCTCCAACGATCCGTTGGCGTTCACCATGGGTGCGTATCCATGGGGCGAGCCAGGGACTGTTCTTGAGAAATTCGAAGGTCCAGATACTTGGGCCATTGAACTTATGAATCAAGTTCGCGATGGATTGATCGATCTAAATCAGGCCATTCAAATAGCAGTTGCTTCTGGCCATGGTATTGGCAAATCTGCCACCATCGCCCAGCTAGTCCTCTGGGCATTCTGCACCCTGCCAGATACCCGTGGCGTTGTTACCGCAAATACCGAAACCCAGCTCAAAACCAAAACTTGGGCCGAACTCGGCAAATGGTATAACCTTTGCTTCTTCGCGCGAGACCACTTCACCTTAACTGCCACCGGTTTATTCTCCAAAGACCCCGATCGTGAACGCACTTGGCGCATTGACATGATCCCGTGGTCAGAAAAGAACCCGGCCGCGTTTGCAGGCCTTCATAATCAAGGCAAACGTATTATCCTTGTGTTTGACGAAGGCTCTGAAATCCCAGATATCATTTGGGAAACGGCCGAAGGCGCACTTACCGACTCCGACACCCAGATTATTTGGCTGGCATTCGGTAATCCAACTCGTAACATCGGGCGATTCCGTGAGTGCTTTGACGGAGGCAAGTTCGGTGATCAATGGCAACACAAACAGATCGATTCTCGCACAGTTAAGATCACCAACAAGAAACGACTTGATGGATGGATTGCAGCCTACGGCGCAGACTCTGACTTCGTCCGCGTTCGTGTGTTAGGTCAGTTCCCTCGCCATGGTCTTATGGAATTCTTCTCAGCAACCCTTATTGACGAGGCCATGGCACGAGAGCCGCAATCCCAGAAAACCGATCCATTGGTCCTTGGCGTAGACGTTGCGCGCTTTGGCATGAATTCGTCCGTCATCTGGCCGCGCAAAGGTCGCGATGCTAAGACCCTTGAACGCAAGAAATTCAACGGTCTCGACACCGTGGCCCTCGCGGATCAAGTTTACTACGCCCAGCAGGAAACTCGTGCCGATGGTATCATGATCGATGGTGGTGGCGTAGGTGGCGGTGTTGTTGATAACGTTCGCAACAAGCGTATGCACTGTTATGAAGTCCAATTCGGCGGAAAAGATTGCGTATTTAATTCTGTTTGGGGCAATACCGGCGAGAAATACGCCAATAACCGTGCTGCGATCTATGGCTCGCTTCGTGCATGGATGAAAACAGGTTGCCTTCCAAACGACCCAGAAATTCGTAAGCAACTCCTTGCAGTCAAATATACCTTTAACGTCAAGGATGAAATTATCCTTGAACGGAAAGAGGACCTGATCGATGAATCGGGCTACACCATTTCCCTCGATGATATCGACGCTCTCGCGCTAACCTTTGCGCATCCTGTTGCATCAAATGCTAACGCTGGGGGCTATTTTCAAGAGCGCCCGCAAGTTGTCTCGGAATACGATCCCTACGCACCTGAAAGGATATCAGCATGACCGATCCAGTTACCTTAGGCCTATCAATCGCAGGTGGTTCGTTGCTCTCGACCCTCATGGGCAGTGCAATGGCTGGTGATGCACCTACGCCAACAGCACCACCTCCGAAGGCACCTCCCGCTGCATCCCCAACCGGCTCGCCCTCTGACAACAAGCCAAAGGGCATCCAGTCCTTTATGTCCTCCGCGGCGCCGCCGTCTCCACAACGTACTGGTGGAGCTACATTGCTTGGGAGTTAATCCATGATCGTCCCTTTTGATAAGCGTCTGCGCCAAAACCAAGCTCAGCTTCCGCCACTTCCTGACGAGGAATGGGCTATGATGGCTGCGGCCCAGATGCATTCGGAGGGACGGTTGGTTCAGAAGATTTCAGATGAAATTGAAACTGGTTCATGGGATGCTCAAGGCAATCGATTGGGTGGCAATGCTGATTTTGGTGGCAAGCCAATCCCCAAAGAAAAGCCAGATTTGAATCGCCCTGCTAAGGATGATGAAATATCATGACCACCTCCCCCATCGACCTCGCATTCCGTCGCTATTCCGAAAATCGGCTCCTCGGCCTCCGCACCAACCGCTATTCGTGGTGGGTCCATTGGCGCGAACTCGCCGATTACTACCTTCCTCGGCGATACAAGTGGCTGATCACTCCTAATCAACAGGGCCGTGGCTCTCCAATCAACCAACACATCCTCGATTCCTCCGGTTGCATCTACGCACGCAATCTTGCCTCGGGCCTTGTCTCTGGCAAATCCTCGCCACTCCAACCGTGGTTCAAGCTCAACATTGGCTATTACAATTCCACCCAGACCGATCCTGTTTCTCTTTGGCTCGCAGAGTGTGAGCGTATCATGTATCTAATCTTCCAAGAATCCAATTTCTACAACGCCATTGCCGTATTCTATTACGACCTTGTTGTGTTCGGCACCGCCAACATGCTGATCTATGAGGACTACGACAACGTCATCAACTGCGTCAATCCCTGCCTCGGTGAATACTACATCGATATCGATCCGGCTTATCGTCCCTCGGTGTTTTACCGTGAATTCACCATGACGATCAGCGCGCTTGTTGCAGAGTTCGGCCTCGAGAACTGCTCCCCCGCAATCCAAGCTCTCTACAAGAACAACAACGGCGCAGGCCTCTCCCGCGAAATCGTCGTGGCCCATTCAATCGAACCAAACAACGATGGTCGCGCTGCTGAGTTCGGATTCTCTGATCGCTACGCCTTTCGTGAAGCCTATTGGGAATGGGGTGGGTCAGCCTCGCCTCAAGGAGGCTCTTCATCCCCTCCCGGTTTCCTTCGCCGACGCGGATTCTACGAACAACACGCCATCACCGCCCGTTGGGATGTTGTCTCCAACGATCCTTATGGCCGCTCCGTTGCTATGGATGGCTTACCGGACCAGAAGCAAATCCAACTCGAGACTCGACGTAAGGCTCAAGCCATTGACAAGATGGTCAATCCACCTCTTGTTGCGGATGCTCAACTTCGCAACCAGCCTGCTAATCTCACCCCCGGTGGTGTGACTTATGTCACTGGCTATACTTCTTCTGGCAAGCCGGGGTTTTCATCTGTTTACGATACCAAGTTCCCGGTTCAAGAAATCACCGCAGACCTTCAAGAAGTCAAAACTCGCCTATCACAAATCTTCTTCAACGACGTCCTTCGTACGGCTTCGCAATACGAAACGCGCTCGAATGTGACCGCGGTTGAATGGGACCTGCGCCGTGGCGAGTCCATGATTATGCTTGGCCCTGCCCTTGAACGCATCGACCACGAAGCCTTGAAACCGATCATCAACCGCGTATTCGGGTGCGCCCTTCGCGCTGGTATTCTCCCGCCCCCGCCACAAGAAATCCAAGGCCAGATGATCAACATCACCTTTGTATCCATGCTTGCGCAGGCCCAAGCCGCGACCCAAGCCGCATCCATCGAACGTGTCCTTTCTTTGGCAGGTAACATTGCCGGCGCAGTTCCTACTGCATTGGATAAAATTAACTTCGACTATTCTCTTGACAAATATTCCTATTTGCTTAACAGTGATCCTAACATGATGAATGATCAGGCTAAGGTCGAAGCCATTCGTAAACAACGGGCACAGGCTGAGCAAGCTGCCCAGCAAGCTCAGATCGCGCAGCAGCTATCAGCCGGAGCCAAGAATTTGTCGCAGGCAGATGTGGGAGGCGACAATGCACTCGCAGCAATGCTCGGAGGTTGATAAGGTCCTTGGTACAATTGAAATTTGTGGCGAGGTCTGTCCAGTGACTAACTTCCTAGATATTCGAGGAGAAGAAACTTCGGATATAAATGAAATGGTTTCATTTGTGGCATGGTCAAACGATGGCCGATGGTATGCAGGTGAAGCTACCCCTCAACAAATCAAACCCCTACATTAAAATGGCCTACAATGCAAGCGAACGAAAAGACGTCAGAGCCGCGGAAAAAGCGGCTGCCCTCACCGAAAGAAACCGAGTTGCATTCGTTGTCTCGGCAATGTCAACGGAAGCAGGTCGTACGTGGTTTTACCAAACGCTTACCGATTGTCGATGTTTCAATGATCCGTTCACTGGGGACGCCTTATTTGAGGCTCACTCAAAAGGCGAACGGAACGTGGGCCTACGAATTTACAACGACATAGTCAACAACTGCCCTGACTATTTCGTGGTGATGATGAAGGAAGCGGCAGTAAGGAACCAACTCGATGCCCAACGATCAAGCCAACAATCCGAATCCGACTCCGACGCCGCCACCGACGACGAGTTCGACTCAATCTACTCCGAGTCCGCTTCCGAACGATCCGGCGGCGAGGACTCCGCAGGGTGAACTGATCGATCAAGGAGCGAAGCCCAATGACTCTGCCGCCCCGGCGGGCACAGACCCTGCCAATTCGGCCAAAGGACCTGACAACGCGGTCCCCGATTCTTATACCTTCCAACCCACCGCAGATGGCCAGCCCCTCGATGCAGAGTCAGTTGCAGAAATTACACCCGTCTTCAAGGAACTTGGCCTCTCGCAAGATCAAGCCGACAAGCTGATTGGATTCCATAACAAGCAGATGGAAAAGCTCCAAGCCAAGCTCTCCAGTGAAGTCATGACGATGCGCGAGGGATGGCGGAATGAACTTAAGGCCGACAAGGAAATCGGCGGGAAGCTTGAACAGGTCGCGGCAGAAATTGGCAAGGCCAAGGCCGTCCTCGGACCTGAACTTTCTGCAAGCCTGAACGAAGCAATGGACTTGACTGGTGCTGGAGACCATCCCGCATTTATCAAGGCCTTTTACAAGTTTGCACAGCTGGTGAACGAAGGTAAGCCGGTATCTCCCGGCAACCCGTCACCATTTGGGCAAAAAGCGCCCGGTGCAGCAGCGAGACCCTCTGCGGCCCAGTCGCTTTATCCGAACCTTCCATCACAATCGTAACCCGGGCCTCATGGAGGTTGAACAGCGAAGCTCAGACCGGTCAACGATAAAACCCTAGACACAGGAAATCAATCATGGCGACTATTGGTGCAACGGCCCTGACCTACGCAGATTGGGCCAAGCGTATGGACGATGGTTATCGCATTGCGAGCATCATCGAGCTTCTCTCCCAAACGAATGAAATCCTTGACGACATCCTCGTCATGGAAGGAAACCTCCCCACTGGCCATAAGACCACGGTTCGTACTGGTCTGCCTCAGGCAACTTGGCGTCTGCTCAACTCTGGCGTGCCGAATGCCAAGTCGACGACCGCTCAGATCACCGACACCTGCGGCAACCTCGAGACGTACTCCGTCATCGACAAGGACATCGCGGACCTCAACGGCAACACCGCCGAGTTCCGTCTGTCCGAGGTCAAGGCCTTCCTTGAGGGCATGTCCCAGCAGGTTGCTTCGACTCTGATCTATGGCAACCAGCATACGAATCCGGAGCGTTTCACTGGAATCATGCCACGGTACTCCTCGATTTCTACCTCCACCTCGCAGACGGCAAACAACGTCCTCGATGGCGGTGGATCGTCCTCGACGAATACCTCCATCATCATTGCTACGTGGGGCGGCGACACCCTGCATGGCACGTTCCCCAAGGGCAAGGTGACCGGCCTCCAACATCGTGACATGGGTGAATGGCCCGTGACTGACTCTGCTGGCAATACCTACCAGGCCTACCGCGACCACTTCAAGTGGGAGATCGGCCTCGTTCTCCGTGACTGGCGTTACTGTGCCCGCATCGCGAACATCGATGTCACCCAGCTAACCGGTGTCTCGGCCGCGAACCTGATTAACCTTCTGGTCCGCGCTCTCTACCGTCTGCCCACGACCCCGTCCGGCGTCGGTCCGGTTCAGTCCTCGGATTCTCCGCAGGTCCGCGCCAACCAAGGTCGTACGGTTATCTACTGCAACCGCGTGGTGCGCACGTACCTCGACTTGCAGGCGATGAACAAGTCGAACGTCCTTCTGCGGCTCGAGGAATTCGACGGCAAGGTGATGACCACCTTCCGCGGCGTTCCAATTCGCACCTGCGACGCTATCCTCAACAACGAAGCACAAGTCGTGTAAGGAGCACCAGACCATGATTCTTGACAACCTCCTCACTTTCACCGGCACGTCTAACGGCGCATCCGGTGGTATCACGTCCGGTGCGAACACTGACTCACCCACGACCGGCACTCAGGCTGCGTCAAACATCATCGACCTCGGCCTGACGAACGCGATCCCTTCGTCAGCCAATGGCGGTGGTGCTCGTGACATTGCAGTTGGCCGGAGCCTGTTCCTGTCGGCGCTGATCACCACGGCGTTCGGCGGCGGCACCAGCCTCCAGCTACAACTCCAAGGCGCACCTGACAACGGCTTGGGAGCGCCCGGTTCATATACGACCATGTGGACCGGTCCGGCTGTTATCGAAGCTGACCTCGATGCTGGCCAGCAGATCGCCAACATCGAAATCCCTCGTCCGGTACCGGAGCAGCCCCTGCCCCGTTATCTGAAACTCAACTTCATTTCGGTCGGCACTCACACTTCGGGTGCCATCGAAGCTAGCATCGTCCTTGATCGCAATGATCAGATCGTCGGCGTCAACGGCGCATACTCCGGCTATCGTGCCGGTCTCAACGTCGCTAACTAACCAAAACGGAGAACCCCGATGAAAAGATTCGTTACTACCATTGGGGCCCTCCTGCTCGGCTTGACCTGTGCCCTCGCACAGGTCAACGTCGTTCCGCAGGTTGGCCAAGTTTCGAACTACATTACCCGCCAGACCTACTCGGCTGGTTTTGTGGGTCTGGTTCCCGCAGCATCTGCAACTGACGTTGTCTGCATTGCAGGATCGGCAACGAAGACCATTCGCGTGATGCGAATCCGTATATCTGGAACCGCTGGCACTCTTGTCACAGTCCCGATCTCTTTTATTCGGAGAGCCTCGGTTGACACGGGTGGCACAGCAGCTTCGACCACGGCAAATCCCAACAATCAGATCACGAAGCGGGATACGCTAAACGGGACGGCAACTGCTACGCTTATCTCGTATACAGCAAACCCGACGATCAATGATACGTCGGGGACTATTTTCGCTTCGACTAATCTTACCCTGCCGACCACCGCTGCTGCGACATCCATCAATCCGTTGGATTACCCCTACGTTGGTAACATCGCAAGCCTTGCTCAGGCGCCAACTTTGCGCGGAACATCGCAGCAATTCTGCGTCAACTTTAACGCAACGTCCGTGACTTCTGGTTTACTTACGGGCGCAATTACTTGGACCGAGGAGTAACAAGCCATGGCAAGATGGAAACTTATGACGGCGCACTATCTCAAGGTGCCCGGCGAGGAATGGGAATACACAGAACAGGATCGCAAGACTGGCCGGCCCAACCGGATCAAGATGCCTGTCCCGCGTCACCTCGACCCACAGGACCCCGCCTGCTGGACCAATCGTTGGGGCGGCAAGGATGACGCTGATGGTGAAGTCATCGTCTGCTACGAAGGCAAGGGCGAAAAAGGTGACCACGTGTTCTTCGGTGACCCCACTCCGGATATGATGCCTGTAGACGACGAGGCCCGCGAAATCTCGGCGAAGTTCACCGAGCGTTGGTCCTACAAGCCCGAAACGGCGCCGGTTTCGTATTCGCAGTCTCTTGTGGACAAGTTTCAGCAAGAGAAGGCTGTGCTCGAGACGAAGCCCCAGCAGATCGAAATTCCCGGTCTTGCTGATTTGACCACGGCAATGGGCGCCATGGTCAAGCAGAACCAAGAACTCATGGCCCAAGTTCAGGCGAACAGGAGAGTCTAATGACCGCAATCACCGGAGGCGTCGGAGGGGCGTCAACCTTTTCATCGGCCTCCGGTGGCAAGGTCTATGGATATAACAATATCTCCGAATCTGCCGGGCTGGTAGTGGCGCAGGCTAACCCTGCCCGGCAGAAAATTTGGTTCCACAATCCTGGAGCCAATGACGTTATCATTGCCCCGGCGTATGTTCAGAATACCCTTGGTACCGCGCCGACGCAGCCCTCAAACAATGCCCTGACTATTTCCAATGCGAATAAAGGGGGCGGGATTTTGGTCTATGCCAATGGCGGTACCTTAGAAATTACCGGCGAATGTCAAGGAGCATGGCAGGCTCTGGCTGTAACAGGTGCAGGGCCAACGAATCCGCTCACCGTTATCGACTCCAACATTTGAGGCCGTGATGAAGCGCCTTCTTCTTATCCTTGGTTTTCTAATCTATGCTACCGCTGCGTCTGCACAGAATATAACCTGCTCTGATCGGCCCGCAGGCACCTCTTCCAATGCCTGTGCGAACACGCGGTTCGTGGGTAGCGCAGTAGCCACAGGCATTGCCGCGGTACCATTCACAGCCACAGGCACAGGTGCAGTCGCAACGACCTTGCAAAGCCTTGCCCGGTGGCAGGGCCTGAATGCACTCAACTTCATGACTGACGCTCAACGGGCCGATGTTCGGAACCGTGTTGGAAGCCTTGATGTCTCTGCGGCCCTTGTGAATTGGTTCACGGCTTGTAAGACCCAAAAGGTCCCATGCTACGCGCCTGCAGGAGTTTATAAAATCGACTCCCAACAACTCTGGGACCTCGCAGGTGCAACGACTGACGGCATTTCCATTGTTGGTGATGGCCGTGGAGCTACTGTATTCAATGCCCAAGCCGTAGCTTCGATACCAGCGTTTCAACTTTATGCTTCTGGAGGCTCACCTAGTTCTGCGGCATCTACCGTCTATTCGAAGATCATTGGCATAAGCATCCAGTGCAACCTCTCGGGCCCATGCTTCCGTAATGGCCAGCTCGATGGCAGCGATGCCATGAATGAACAAATCTTCGATATGTCGGGACAGAACTTCTCGACCAATACCGCCGCGACGGTTTATGAATTCACCTCGACTTATTCTGGGTTGTTCTACATCAACGGTGCCACTGCTGCGCTGCCCGGTGAAATCCTAACTCGCGGCGCAATTACCGGCGGGTCGCTTTATACCAACGGGACCTATACTAACGTACCACTGACCGGTGGTACAGGTACCGCGGCGTATGCTACGATTGTGGTTTCTGGGGGCGCAGTTACTGGCGTTACTATCACCTCGCCGGGGTATTACTACACCTCTGGTGATTCTCTCTCGGCCCTTGCTGCAAATATCGGCGGCACTGGTTCTGGGTTCGCTGTCGCTATCACTACGGCAAGGTCCGGGAACTCCACTATCATCCGGGTCAATTCGTCCGGATTCAACAAATGGTTCATCGGTGGGTCCTCTGCGAACTCCACGATCCATATGACCAATGCCGGAACCAGCCCAGTTGCAGGCTTCAACAATGGCAATACCTTCTATGGTATGGACTGTGAAATTGTCGCGATCTGTGCCCGTATTGATGCAGGTGGCACATCCGGCAATTCTTGGTACGGCGGTACATGGGCCTATGGGTCCTATGGTTTCGATGCATCCGCAGGGTCCAACAACATTGCATTCGTACCGGCGATCAATGCCAACACAGCGAACTTCCTTTCATCTGGCTCAGCAAACCTAGCCTACCAATTCTCCAACGTTAACGTGGTCCCAGATTCCTCGTTGACCAAAGCGGCCACAGTCCAAACTCTACTGAACTCTTCCAACGCCGGCTTCTTCATCATGGAGCAGACTGGCGCAGGGATCATGCAGTTCAAGGTCGCTTCGGTTGTACAGGCTTCGATCGATTCTAATGGCCTTAACACACGCGGGGTATTTGGCTCTGGCTCGGTTCCAGCCATATCCGCCTGCGGCACCTCGCCTTCAGTCGACGCAAACTCCACCAAGATGTCTGGAGCATTCACCACAGGCACAGGCGGGCCGACAGCGTGTACCATTACTTTCGACGTGGCCTACCCTGCGTATGCATCTTGCTCGATATCTCCCGCAAACGCAGCGGCTGCTGGCGCAACCCTACTTCCATATATTAGCGCCCAATCCAATTCCGCATTCACAGTGACCTTCGCGGTTGCTGCGAATAGTGCGAAGTACGCCTACCAGTGTGGTGGCAAGTAAAGGAGAAATCAATGGACTGGCAAAAGGCATGGTATCTACTTGATATTGTACACAAGGCCAAGGATATTCCCGAGGCCAGAATCGTTCGCAACATGGCGCTGGCAGAGCTTGCGGTTCTTCATGAGCAGCCGGCCGAAACGGAATTCGAAGAACCCCAAGCCGATATCGGCGGGGAGGATGAAGAAGGCAAAGAGCAGGAAGAATCCAACGGAAGGAGAGTCTAATGTCTGATACGAAGGATGGTGGCAAACCGGAAGTCAAGGACCTCCCGTATGAACCTCCGCAGGGTCCGAAGGGCCAATCGCATGAAGGTCCGGGCCTTGGCGGCGACAATCACGGGAACTGCGGAACCCAAGGCAAGCGCTGATGACAACGAATGTAGACATCATCAATCGAGCTCTTCAAGAAATTGGTACCCGCACAACGGTGACCCAATCTGAACTTGATAACGAGACCTCGAACGAAGCGATCCAAGCGAACATCGCCTACGACAATGTACGTAAGCGGTTGCTTCGTATGGCACCGTGGACTGGAGGGCTTAAGACCGGTAATCTTGTCTACATTACATCGGCGGCTGGAACTCCCGAGAACCAGTCGAATCCGACAAATCGATGGGGACGTGGGCAACCTACGCCCCCATGGATTTACGAATATCAGTACCCAGTTGATTGCCTTGACAGCTGTTGGATCGTCCCTGCGTTCACAGCTGGCTTTGTTGATGGTTCCATCCCGATATCACCCGTTACAACCAATATCATGATCCCATCCGCAGCCGGACAGCCGGTGAAGTATGCGATTCAGACCGATATCTTCCGCCCAGTGACCGCAGCGGCTGTTGCCGCTGGTGGCACAGGCTATGCAGTTGGCGACGAAATCACACTTGAATCCGGAGATTCAACCGAGGCTCCTATTGGGGCACCGTGTAAGTTGCGTGTGGCTGCGGTGTCTGGTGGGGTTATCACCTCGGTCACTGTTATCTCGCAGGTTCTTGGTTCGGATCCCGGCGAAGGTGGTAGCTATTTCGACGTACAAACCAATCCGGTTGCACAAGGCGAAACCACTGGGGCTGGTACTGGGGCTACGTTCAATCTAACTCAAGGCTCACCAAGCCCCCAGCGTGTGATCCTCACCAATCAGCAACAAGCCACGCTGGTTTATGTCCAAGACGTCACCAATATGAACGTTCTTGATGACATGTTCCAAGATACCTTCGCCAAAATTCTCGGGTCGCAGATGGTTGTTTCACTAACCGGCGACAAGAAGCTTGCAAATGGCCTGATCGAAAAGGCTAACTACGCGATCCAGCAAACGCGCAATTCCGACGCGCAAGAAGGCTTAGTCATCAACGACGTCACTCCTGATTGGATTCGCATCCGAGGCATTGACTTCGGAAATCAATTCAACGGGCCATTTACTGGCTTTGACTGGGGCGGCTTCTGGCCGATGTTTGGATGAGTGAAATCGCAGTTCAAGCTTCGTTCAATTCGGGTGAATGGGCTCCGACACTATACGCGCGCGTAGATCAAGCTAAGTACAAATCTGGCGCTGCACTCCTAGAGAATTTCTTCGTGGATTACCGTGGAGGTGCGTCCACTCGTGCAGGGTCGCAATTCATTATCCCGGCTTATGATTCCGATAATGAAGTTCGCCTTATCACATTTCAAGTCTCTGCCAACGTAGGTTACGTCCTTGAATTCGGCAACGGCTACATTCGGTTCGTCTACAACCGCCAGATGATCCTTGAGGATTCGTTCGCTATATCTGGCGCATCCCAAGCCAACCCTTGCGTGATCACTGTGGTTGGCAACGACTTTGCTGTTGGCGATTGGATATTCGTCGATGGCATTGTTGGCATGACCCAACTGAACGATAAGTTCTATATCGTTTCCAACGTAGCGGGCAACAACGTTACGCTGCAAACTCTTAGAAACGTTAACGTCAACTCCACCGGTTACACTGCATATTCTTCTGGAGGCACTGCAGCCAAGGTCTATAAGATCAATTCTCCATATACCTCGGCTGACAATCTACGTCTGATTAAGTTTGCACAGTCTGTAAACCAGATGGTTCTGTGCCACCCAAACCACGACCCATATGTTCTAACGATCGTTGAAGCTGACAACTGGACCTTGCTTCCGTTGGAAATTGGCGCGTCGGTTGATCCTCCGGCAGAGCCTACAGTCACATCAACATTCAGTACCACTGGCCAAGGTGGCCCAGGCGCACCGAACTATGCCTACGGTGTTACATCAATTGACAATTCCGGGCAGGAATCTTCTATGTCTGACCCCGGAAGGCTTACAACTTCCAAAGACATTCGTGTGGACCTTGGGTCAAACAAGATTGCATGGGACGCTGTTCAAGGCGCTGTTGCTTACAACGTATACGCCGCGACGATTTCGTACTTCGGCGATGTGCCCCTTGGCGTTCCGTATGGCTTCATCGGCTCTTGTACGGGAACCTCATTCATCGATTCCAACATAGCGCCGGATTTCTCTCAGACTCCCCCGGTGTCACAGAACCCATTCATTGGCTCTGGTGTTGACCTCGTTACTGTTACCACCCCCGGTACATATACCACGGTACCGGTGGTTACATTCGTCGGTACTTCCACAATCACCGCCACAGGCATTGCGGAACTCCAAGCCCAAGGTATACCGACTATCACTGGTGCTGGCGCAGGCTATGCTGTCGACGATATGATTCAATTCGGCAACAAGGTCATGATCCAAGTCACAGGTGTCTCTGCGGGTGCGATCACTTCATGGGTAGTAGTTGACGCGGGGTCAATTACCTCCGGATCAACTCCAGCCAACCCTGTGGCGCAGGCTTCTACAACCGGCACAGGTACTGGCGCAACTGCCACCTTGACTTGGGGAGTTGGCAATGTCATTGTTCTCGAATCTGGCGCTGGATATACTGCGGTTCCGACTGTTTCATTCTCGGCAGGTTCGGCCGCAGCAACCACAACCCTGTCCGAGACCGGCAACGGAAACCCAACTGTACCCTCGTTCTTCCAGCAACGACTCGTCCTCGCTGCCCCTCCCGGTGCGCCACAGAGCTTCTATCTCTCACGTCCCGGTGCCTACTTCAACTTCGACATTTCCAACCCTATTAGGCCTGATGATGCAATCTCGGGAACGCTAGTTTCGACAGTGCTGAATACCATCAAGTCCATCATATCGTCCACAGCCGGTATGTTGGTCTTGACAGACAAAGCATCGTGGCTTGTGAACGGTGGCGCATCTGGAGCAGCAATTACGCCTTCGGCAATAGTCGCAAATGCCCAGTCTTATTCTGGCGCAAACGACGTTCCACCTATTGTCGCAAACTACGATATCCTCTACGTCCAATCCAAAGGTGGTGGCGTAAGAGACCTTGCGTTCAACATCTACTACTCAGTATTCACTGGTACCGATATCTCGATTTTATCCTCGCATCTATTCTTCGGGTATGAAATCCTCGAATGGTGTTGGGCCGAACATCCATTCTACAATGCATGGGCCGTCCGTGATGATGGCGTCATGCTGACATTAACCTTCCTCAAGGAGCAAGAATTCATCGGGTGGTCCCATAGCGTTACCGATGGCACATACAAATCCGTCACCTCAGTCACAGAAGATTCCCCAGATATAGGAAACACAGATGCGGTTTATTACGTCGTCGAAAGGACGATTGAAGGAGATACCGTCAAGTACATCGAACGCTTTGCGGATCGAATATTTGCGGGCGGAGTTGAGGACGCATGGTGTGTCGATTCAGGCCTGCACTACGATGGTGCACCAGCCACAAACTTCTCTGGAGGGGAGCACCTCGCAGGGGAAACGTGTACAGGCCTTGCCGACGGTGAAATCATCGCCGACTTCGTCATGCCTGCAAACGGGAACTTTACTTTAGCGACTGCGGCATCCAAGGTCGTCGTTGGTAAGTCATTTACCTGTAAGCTGCAAACCTTGGCGCTAGACCTCGGTGAGCCTACCGTACAAGGCAAGGTCAAGAAGATTAACAACGTTGATATTCGCGTAGCCGATGCTCTCGGCCTAGACATCGGCCCAGATTTCGATAATCTGGTCCCGATGAAGGACCTTATCAGAGGCAGAGTTTCTTCTATGCTTACCGGACAGTCCAACCAAGTAATCTCTGATCTTGTTACGGGCGACGCAAGAACATTTCTCGGGGCAGGCTATACAGTTCCGGGCCAATATTGCATCCAGCAATCAAAACCGTACCCTGCCACGATTCTTGGCGTGTTCCCGGCATATACAATCGGAGACGACAAATGAACGCCGAGGTATATAAGCTCACCCCGGAGCAAATGAAAGACTTGATTTCTAAAGAATCCGGGGTTAGTCTGGTTGATAAAGAATGGGAAATGTTGATGCAGTCCGCGAGACTGTCTGAGCCGTTGCTTGGCGGGTTCTATGGGGGCAATTTGCTGATGGTTATGGGTCTCATCCCGAGGACCATGCTTTCGGACAGAGCCATGCTCTGGGCCTACGATTTGCCAAAGGCCAAAGACCACAAGCTCGTTGTCGCAAGGACTTCCAAGGCTGTTGTCCAGAACATGCTCGATGATTATCCCACGATTTACGGGGTCTGCATAGGTCGGGGCATGCAATGGGTTCAGTGGCTTGGTGGCGAATTTGGGCATCCTGCCAATGGCATGGTCCCGTTTGAAATTCGGAGAGCATAATGGCACCTCCTACAATTGCCATGGCAGGTATGGGAAGCACCATCGCTGGTGGTATGCTTGGTGCCTTTGGCTCGGCCTACCAAGGCGCATCGCAGCGGAACATGTATCAGTATCAGGCAGGCGTGTCACAGATCAATGCAATGATCGCCGAGCAGAACGCGAAGTATGCGTTGACAAAAGGTGAAAAGGAAGCCGAGCGGTATGGTATGAAAGCCGGTCAGCAGGCCGGGGCGATCAAAGCAGCGCAGGCTTCTGGCGGTCTTGATGTGAATTCCGGCTCGAACAAGCAAGTTCAGGACTCGCAAAAGATGGTTGCTCGCATGGACATGGCTACAATCCGCGAGAACGCTAGCAAGGTCGCATACGATTATACCGTTCAAGCCACCGGGTTCCGGAACCAAGCTGCACTGCAAGAAATGGCTGGTGATAACGCAATGACCGCTGGGATTATTGGCTCGCTCGGGTCGTTTATCGGTACCTCAGGGTCTGTTTCTTCTAGGTGGCTCCAAGGCCAGCAGATGGGTATGTGGGGTGTATAATGGCAACTCAAGTTCCATATAACCCAGTATCACAGGTTGCCCCAGAGGCCCAAACCACATCGTTCATGCGGGTGGATGTGCCTGCGGCTGCGTTTGGCGTCAACGTGGGTGAGGCAATCAAGGGCCTAGGTAAGGAAACCCAAGGCGCAGGGACAGAAATCTTCGAGCGTGCCATTGCTATGGAGACCCTGAACCAGCAAGCCGAAGCCAACAAGCGTTCTGCGGATTTCTATGAGAAACTCGGTGAGGCTTATGCAAGGTATTCATCCCTACAAGGCCAAGCTGCGGTTCAAGGTTACAAGCCTTTTCAGCAGGAACTCCGTGCGATTCGGGAGGCCCATCGAGAGGGCCTTAGCCCGTATGCCCAACGAGCTTACGACAACGATACCCGCACGCAGGTTTCCCGGACGTTGTTTACTGCGGCTGGTCATGCAGGACGAGAGAATAAGAATTATATAATCTCGGCCTCTGCAAACCGTGTTGTCTCTAATAATAACTATGTCCAAGCAAACCCTGATGACGATCAAACCTACGAAGAATCCCTCAAGAAGAACACCGAAGAAGTTCGGCAACAAGGTGCCTTGACCGGTCAGCCTCCGGAGAAGGTCGAGAACGATATCGCTGCGACCAATTCGCAGTTGACACTGTCGCGTATCCAGGCCAAAGCCGCGACCGATCCTGCGACTGCTAAAAAGTGGCTGGACGAGGCACTCAAAAAGAATCGACTTGTCGGTGATGATATTGCCAAGGCCAACAACTTCGTCCAAATGAAAATGGGCCAAGTTGGCTCGCGTGCTATTGCACGGGAAATCACCGAAGGCACTGGGAATTACTTCGGCAACTCCATTGTCTCTAACGATCGAGCCCGAGAAGCCGTTGCTGGCCTAGGAGATGATGCCCCGAAGTTCAACGCAGCGACCCCTGAGAACGGAACAACCTACCTTGGCAAGTACCGTGTTGCTGAGGATAAGCTTCCAGACTTACTCAAGGCCGCTGGCATGCCCGCAATGACCAAGGAGAAATTCCTTGCCGACCCGAAAGCCCAAGATCAGCTTTTCGATGCTCGCTTCGGTCAACTCCAGAAGGAGCAGAAATCATTCAATGCTGCGTTGGCTGCGTGGAGGAAGGAGAATGGCGATACTGGGGATGCGTCACCGACAGTAGAACGGGCGAATCGAGTGCTGGCCCAGAAGGCATCGCGGGCCGAAAAGGACGAGGCTGCTCGGGCTAGAGCTAAGGAAATAGACCCGAATAATCCTGAGCTTCCCGATCAGGCAGCACAGCAAACAGCCTTGGCAGCGTCCCGACGTGAGGCCATAGAACGCAACGAACGCCTCCAGCAACAGAACGTCTTGCTCACACGCTTGAACGAGCGCAGGCAGGATGGGGAATTTATCACCTCGTTGGAAGAACTTACCGCCACGCCAGAAGCCAAGGCCGCATGGGACAAGCTCACTCCACAGCAGCGCTCGGTCTATCTCAAGCAACTTGAGCAGAATGCGCGTGGGGATTATCCCTACACCGAAGAGAACCAACTGACATTCAATCGCTACCAAGGCATGGCTACAGACCCAAGGCTATCTCCCGAGGACCGTGATGAATTGTTGAATACCGACATCGCAGCGTTGAAGCTACCTGCAGCTCAACGCCAGCAACTCCAGACCTTGCAACAAAAGCTGCTCAAGAACGCTGTTGCGGACCCTAACATGGGTGCCGCTCGCAGGGCTATCGACCCGATGCTCAAGAATATCTCTGGGCTTGACCCAAACAAGGACAAAGAAAACTATCGTCTGTTTATTGGATCGTACCAGCAGATTATCAAGGATCAGATGGAGTACCTCAAGCGTCCGCTTAAACCTGAGGAATTCAAACAGATCGCCTCGCAACTTTTGCAGGATCGGACCTCCCATGGGTGGATTTGGAACTCCAAGGATCGCTCGTTCAGGGTTGCACCTACGGATGCGAATCTGCCTCCAGGTTTGAACCTGCCCAAGGTCGCAGATACCACAGCCAAGTTCGTGAAGCAATATGGTCGTCGGCCTGAGAATGCCGAGCTAACAATGATCTACAACCGCATGATTGCCCAGAAGCAATTCGAGCAACTCTATGCAAACAAGCCCAAGTCAGCGAACCGTGTTGAGGCTCCGTCAGTTACATCGCAGCCTCCCCAACCCACAGCCGCGGACTTCCCCCTGCCATGACCGAAGATGACCTCATTACCCTAGGCATCAGCCAAGCAATGTCCGCAGGCCCAGAGCTTGCTGTTGCGAATGCTGACGCAAATCCGGACCAAGGCGCACGAGCCCAGCGTATTGCGCAGGCTACAGGGCTTCCTGCGCTTGCGGTTGTAAATGATCCGGATTTTGAACTGAATCATCGGCGTCAGGTTTCGGCGGATATTGTCTCCCGCAACGCTGAACTAAACATGTATCTACAATCCGACCCAATGGCGTCGATTATATCCAATGACGATTACGGGACCTTGGATCGATTCTCGGAATCTGCGCGTGAATCCGCGCTATGGCAAACTACTATAGGTCGATATACCTCGACCATGATCAAAGCTACCGAACGTGGTTGGGAAGGGGTTAAGGAAGGCTGGGGCCCGGGGCTTGCGAATACATCCACAGGCAATCCTGAAATCGATCGGATGTTCTTTCAAGGTCCAGCTGCGCCGATTTACAAGACCTTGTATGGCCTAGGGCAGTATGGGCTTAAGGCTCTCGGGGCATTCGCCAAGGGTGCAACTGGCGCTGCGGCCGGGTTCGCGGAGGGTGCCTATGAGGCGGCGGGGCTCGAAGAGATATCAGGTGCCCGGGGCGCTGCTAGCTTTGGTCGTGACATTGGCGCTATGGTGGAAATGGCGCTCAATCAGCCGCCTTTGGCTATGGGAATTTCACCGAAAGGTGTGTCAGGGTTCAGGGCCAATCGCAAAGCTGGGCAACTGGCTGAAGCGATAGAGGCTGCGCCGGGAACCGCAGGTCGGATTGAACCGAAGCCATTCGCATTGAGCCCAGAAATGGAAGCTGGGATCAGGATCAAGCCTTGGGTTGATGCAGGGATTGAGCCTCCTTCGGGCCTACATCCGATCGTGGACATGATCAAGGCTGATGCGAATGCTAAGGGCCTGATCGCAATGGAAAACGACCTTGCGATTGCTTTTGAATCCATGACCCACGAGCGTGATCCAAGCATGTTCAAGAAATTCGTGGATCAACATTTTGGTGATTCGCAGATTTCTATCTCGGCCGAGAAGGTCATGGAGCTTTATCGGGACCGTGTACCGGAGCCTGGGGATGGCATCCTTGGTTGGATACCAGGGATTGCAGAGAAGCTGGAGGCTGCCAAGGCCATCGGCGAGGATGTTCATGTTCCTCGTTCGGACTTTCTTGCGCATATCGATCCCACGCTTTATCCCGCTCTTCGCGAAGACATTCGCATGTGGCCGGGAGGGGTGACCCTGCGTGAGGCACAAGTCCCGGTTGAGCCTAGGGTTGTGGTGGATTCTCCGCTGGCACAGGTTCGGGATGCTGCTGGGCTTGAGCCGGTGTTTATGCTCGGGGACCGAAAGGTGGCCCTACAGAAGCTTGAGGAGATGTCCTACAAGCCGGGTGAAGGCTTTCATGAATATGCTTTGAAGGATGGGCAGGGCAAGGATATCGGGAACATTGTGATTTCACCGATACCGCATCAAAAGACCCTGTATGTGGATTGGGTTGGTGGATTGTTCTCAAATACCATGGGTCCTTCCGCAGTCCGCGACCTCAAGCGCCAGCTTAAGGAACTTTATCCGGATTATGAATACATCACCGGGCATAGGGTTTCTGGTGCGCGGGAGCAAGCTGGGATTTGGGAAGACAAAGCCAAGTCCTCGCCGAAGGTCGCACTTATGGAAGCGCCGGATGGCTGGGGTAAGGTTGAGCCTTTAGACCAATTTACTGGCATGCAGAAGATTCTGGACCCTGCATGGTACCAAGATCTTGGTAACGGGGTTGTAGCGAATATCAAGCCGAGGGAACTGTATACAGCCAAGGAAGCCGAAATCTCGGACCTGGTCCAGCGCGAGATTATGCGGATCACAAATTCCGGTGCGAGTTCAGTCGTTGCCCAGAGCCTGTCGCATCCTAGGGCTTCCAACCCTATGGGCATGTTCCGGCAGTTTGATAAACGAGGGCCACAGATCCTGATTAGCATTTTCTCGAATGACGCTATCGGTGCGGCTCGGCATGAGGGGATTCATTACCTGCGGAAGATGGGGTTCTTTAAGGAGTCCGAATGGGCTGCGTTGGAGAAGGCCTCGAAGGAGAATGGCTGGGCGGAAAAGTTTGGGATTTCTGAGAGGTATCCGGATGCTCCGCCAGAGCTAGTGCTGGAGGAATCCATCGCGGAGGCTTTCAGGGCCTGGGCCGATGGCCGAGAGATCCCGGGGATCAAACGGGCCCCGACAGGCGAGCTTGCCCGGGCCTTTGAAAAGCTTAAGGAACTTTGGGAAGGTCTTAAGCAAGGCTTGCGGGATATCTTTGGGCGTGAACCTACCTTCGATGAGCTATTTGAAAAGGCCTTCTCCGGTGAGATTGGTTCGAGGAAAGATGCACAGCCGTTGAATAAGGAAGCGTTTAAGACTTCGTTCTCCAAGCAGGCTGAACTACAAGAATGGGCCCAGAAGAACAATATCAATCTTACAAAGGATGATATTGCATCTGCTATTAAGACTAGGATTGGCCAGATCGAACGTGATCAGAGGCTGATTGCAAAAGAGAATCGCGAGGGAAATCCTGCGAGTATAGAACTACGAATGCTCCGGGAAGAACTTCGGAGCTTAGAAGATGAA